GTTTTTAAATTATGATCGAGAAAAGGTGAAAAATATTGTGCTTGATAAATTCGCATCGTAGGGTTATACTAAATACTGTTGGTCGTCATACAGACCATCAAAACAATACTATTAATACGAACAATACGGAGAATATACATGGTTGATTTTGCAAAGCTCAAGGCTAACTCAGGTAAGAAGTCACTTGAAGCCCTCACCGCTGAACTTACAAAGATCTCAGGCAGTCAATTCGATAACTCCAAAGATGACAGACTCTGGTATCCTAATGTCGATAAGGCAGGTAATGGATATGCGGTCATTCGTTTTCTTCCTGCTCCTGGTGAAGAAGATATGCCGTTCATTCGCATGTTTAATCATGGCTTCAAGGGTCCGACTGGTTCTTGGCTGATTGAGAATTGTCCTACTTCAAAGGGTGCATCTCATAAGTGCCCTATTTGCGAAGCGAATAGCGAACTTTGGAACAGTGGTATTGAAACAGATAAGAATATTGCACGTGAACGTAAGCGCAAGCTGACTTTTATTTCTAACGTGTATGTTATTACTGATCAGCAGAATCCAGAAAACGAAGGTAAGGTGTTCTTGTTTAAGTATGGCAAGAAGATCTTTGATAAGCTTAACGAGGCTATGAATCCTCAGTTTGCTGATGAAGATGCTATGAACCCATTCGATCTTTGGGCTGGTGCTAACTTCAAGCTTAAGATTCGTAACGTTGAAGGATACCGCAACTATGATAAGTCAGAGTTTGCTAAGTCTGGTCCTATGCTTGACGATGATTCTGAAATGGAATCAATCTGGAAACAAGCTCATTCACTACAAGAGTTCCTTGTTCCTTCTAACTTCAAGACATATGATGAACTGAAGGGTAAAATGGTTAAGGTTCTTGCTTCTGGTTCAGCTGCGGCAGCTCGTGCTTCTGCAGTTGTTGAGGAAAATGATGCTCCATGGAATGAAGCTCCTGCGCCAAAGCTTAAGGCAGCAGCTGCTCCTAAGTTCGATGAAGATGATGATGATATGGACAGCTTCTTCGATAAGCTTAAGGCATAAGATTTTAGGGGAGCTTCGGCTCCCCTTTTTTTATGTTGTTATGTCGAACAATCTTTTAAAACGAGTAGCAGCATCAACTGGTTCAACATTACCTGCTACGTTATCCGGGACACTAGGAGTTGCATCAGCTGGTTTACCCATTTGTTGTTGGGCAGCAGAGCTCTGTTGTTGTTGAATAACTTGACCAGATGATCTTTGATTAACTTGATCTACAGCAGAAGATTGTGCTAAGTTCGAACCAGTTTGTGGCATCAATTGTTGTAATATACCACCAGCAATGGATCCAAATAATCCTCCTGCTCTACCACCTAATGCACCACCGAGCATGCCACCAACCATACCTAAGTTTGGCATTCCCATACCTGCAGGAGCTCCCATACCTGCAGGAGCTCCCATACCACTACCAATCGCATTTGCTTCGGTAGTAGCGCCTTGTATGCCACTACCTTTTTCACCAGTATTCGCCGTATCTTTGTTTATACCACCACCTCTAAATTCCCAGTGCCATGGTTCTCTTGGTATTGTACCAAAACCATATTCTGCAGCATGCTGTTGTAGCCATTGATTTTGTTTAGTACCAGATTTATTTGCGCCACCACCAAGATCTAACGCAGTTCCCCAACCATGGTTTGATGTGCCAGGTCTAGCCGCTAATCCACCTTGTGAATATAATCCTTTTTCTTTTGCAAGTTTTTCTTGAACAGCAAGAGGTCGATAAGAATCCGTGATTGACCATGTCACACCATCTTTTTGTGCTGCATCTACCATTCTTTTATATGCTTCTGCTGCAGCTGGTTGTAATTTATGATTACCTCCAACACTTGTCAATGATGATTCATCAAGTTTACCATTTCCACCGAATCGATTTATATCTTTGCCAAATGCCGATTGTCCTTCTCGAGAAGCCATAGTTGGTGATACTGCACCAGGAGTAATACCGCTAGGTGGTTGAGCATTGAAACGAGCTGTTTGTTGATTTAATTCTTGATTATTTGTAACAGTTGCTTGTGATACAGGTCCTGCGTTTGGTTTTACTTCTGTTCTATTACTTTGAGGAGCGATATTTGTATTTGGTGTTGGCGGACTGTTTGGTGTTACATTCGAATTTGATGCTGGTATATTTTGACCATTAGATGCAACCTGTGTTTGAGCAATTTTATTATAATCACCCATCCATTTTGCTTGATATGCTTGTGGTGTTAAACCACGATTAAGAGCCATGGCTCTTGCTGACATTTTTCCTTGAGAATTACCAGTATACCATTCTAAGGGAACTTTACTGACATCACCATTATTTCTTTTAAGGATATCTTCAACATAAGCTCTTGCAACTCTATCTTGTACCTCTTTTGGTGCAGAGGCAGCGGTTGGATAATTCCCACCACCACCATATTTTTTAAATAAAGCTGTCCAAGTCCCGTTAACAAACTGATATGCACCAGATGCAGTTGATGATCCTGATTGTGCTTGATAATTACCACGTGATTCTCTATTACGTATAGTAGCGAGAATACTTTCTACTTGAGGTGTTCCTACTGGTCCATTTTTCTCAACAGAATCAGATTGTTTTTGCATTTCTGCCGCTCTTTTAGCAGCTTGTTGAGAACCAGTTAATGTTGTAGTACCAGCAGAAGGCTGTTGTGTTTGACCAGAAGGCTGTTGTGTTTGACGAGCTTGTTGGGCATTTGATTGTTGTTGTAATTGTTGAACGGCAGCTGACTGACCAGTTCCAGCGAATTGTTTATATAATGATTCACCTGCTACGCTACCACCCCAAGCACCAAGACCACCACCAATTAATCCACCTAATGGGACAGTAATTGGTGCGAAAGGACCGCCGAATGCTCCTAATGCAGCACCAGCTGCAGCACCAGCTTCCATACCACCCCAAGCACCAGCGCCTGTAGCAGCTGCCTGTCCTAAACTACCAGATTCTTTATAAGATTCATAAGCTGCAGTACCACCGGCTAAAACACCACCAGCAATTCTACCCAATGGTACTGATTTAAGACTAAAACCTGAAGGTGATACAGGAGGTTTTTTTATAAATCTACCTTTTGCATCTCTTGCTGGACCAGTTGATTTTTTTTCTTTTTCACCAAAACCTATATTATCTAATAAGTCTTGAAAAAATGAAGATCCACCATTTCCGCTTCCAGCAGCTTGCCCTGCAAGTATTTTTTTAATTTCATTAAGTGTTTTGTTTGTTGTATTTTGTCCAGAAACAAGTGATGTTAATTTTTCATTAGTAATATTAACTCTATCAGCAACTTCATCTAAACGTTCGTTAATTTCAGCTGCATTTTTATTATCGTCGCCACCTTTACTTTTATTTGCTGCTTCGATAAATTTGGCAAGACCAGGAAACATCTTTTCAAAGTCTTTAGCAGATATATCTTTTGCTCTATCTTTAAAACTTTCTGATGCAGCTGCAGAAGCATTCGCAGCTTCGATTTGCGCCTTAGCTGCTTCTATTTGTGCTCTAACAGCAGGTGTCATCATTTCTGATGGTATTTCACCTAATTGAGGTGGCTGTTTGGTTGTTTTTCTTGCCATTATTGCTTGCTAGCCACTTTTTCTTGCGTTCTACCATAAGCAGCAACACCAAGTATAGCACCGAATGCCATGTGGATCAATCCACCATTAGATAAAGTTAAACTCTGCCAAGCAACATATGGTAGTTTGGTTATAATTGGTAAAAACATTGAAATTGCAGGAAACGCAACGAAATCCATAAAACAAATAAGCATATAGAGCCAGCCCATTGCTGGTCTCCAATATGATTTCATCCAATGTTCGTCTTGTTTTTCTAATTGATTTTCAACGATTTCTTTATCAAGCGATACTTCTGCTAAACCAACACTCGCCTGAGCTTGGGCTGTTGCTTGAACTGATGCCATCTGAATAGTCTGTTGAGCCATCACAGCAGATTGACCGCTATTATTGACATCAACAACTGTAACCTGCGGAGCTGGTTGAGGAGCAGGTGGTGGTGTTGGAGCAGGTTGAGGAGCAGGTTGAGGAGCAGCTGCTATTGGTGCTGGTGCTACATCATCGTCAGATACAATTGATTTACCGAATTTAGCCATTTTGTAACCTCTGTTGTTCTTCTAGTTGTTCGAGGAATTGCATTAACATTTCAACATATAGGTCACGTTCGAATGGTATAAGGTTTTCAACTTCTGTTATTGAATATTTATGATGCTGAACCAAAGAGAATATCGTTTTATAATAATTCTCTAACGTATTATGATTCAGCGAAACGTAAAAAAATCAGTCAGCGATTTCAATTCAATTTTTCTTTCATTACCTAAACTATTTTTATATTCA